ATGACCCCACGCGAACTGATCGACACCGCAGAGGTACCCGGCGGCGAGCCGCTGCGGCTGTTTCGCCGCGGCGCGGACCATATGATCGTGCTCGAGCGCAACGAGCTGATGAACAGCCGGATGAGCGGTTCGGAAGAACAATTGGCGGTGATGACGATCGAGCGGCTGGGCGCGCGGGCCGGGCTGCGCCTGCTGATCGGCGGCTATGGCATGGGATTCACGCTGCGCGCGGCGCTGCCGATGCTGAAGAAGGACGCGCTGGTGACGGTGGCCGAACTGGTGCCCAAGATCATCGACTGGGCGACGGGGCCGATGGCGGAGCTGACCGGCGAGGCGCTGGACGATCCGCGCGTCGATGTGGTGATCGACGATGTGGGGCGCGTGATCCGCGAGAGCCCGGGCGGCTATGACGGCATATTGCTCGACGTGGATAACGGCCCGGACGGGCTGACCCGCGCGGGCAATGACGGGCTCTATTCGGACCGGGGCCTGGCGCAGGCGCGGACTGCGCTGCGGCCCGGCGGGATATTGGCGGTCTGGTCTGCCGCGCCCGATCCGCGCTTTGCCCGGCGCTTCAAGGATGCGGGCTATCAGGTGGATGAAGTGGGGGTGCGCGCGCGCAGCAACGGCAAGGGGCCGCGCCATGTGATCTGGTTCGGGACGAAGCGCTAGGGGCGTTTCAGCGACGCTGACCCCGGCGCCCGCCTGACGGAAAAGCGCGCGTCGCCCCAGAACGGGTTTTCGGGAGATTTCAGGATGAAATGGTTCGGACGAAAGTCCGCGCGCGCCAATGGCATTTGGGGCGTGCGGCTGGCGATGGCGCGTGGCGCGGGGATGGGCGCGGCGGGCGAATGGCCGCAACGCTATGAAACGATGGTGCGCGACGCCTATTGCCACAATCCGGTGGCGCAGCGCGCGGTGAAGCTGGTTTCCGAAGGCGTAAGCGGCGCGCCGCTGACCGCATCCGATCCGGCGCTGGCGGCGCTGGTGCAGGCACGATCGGGCGGACAGCGGCTGATCGAGACGGTGGCCGCGCACCTGCTGCTGCACGGCAACGCCTATGTCGAATTGCTGTGCGACGATGCCGGGCGGGTGCGCGAGCTATATGCGCTGCGGCCCGAGCGGGTGACGGTCGAGCTCGACGCCAATGGCTGGCCGGTGGCCTATGCCTATCGGACGGGCAGGCATGTCTCGCGGCTGGCCTCCGAAGACGGTACGGGGCGCGCGGCGGTGGCGCATATCCGCGCCTTCTCGCCCAGCGACGACCATTATGGGCTGGGGTGCCTGAGCGCCGCGGCGGGGGCGGTGGCGATCCACAACGCGGCGTCGCGGTGGAACAAGGCGCTGCTCGACAATGCGGCGCGCCCGAGCGGGGCTCTGGTCTATGAGACGGGCGACGGCGCGGCGCTTTCGGGTGAGCAGTTCGAGCGGCTGAAGCGCGAGATGGAGGCGGGGTTTGGCGGCGCGGGCAATGCCGGGCGGCCGATGCTGCTGGAAGGCGGCCTGAAATGGCAGGCGATGAGCCTGTCACCCGCGGACATGGATTTCGTGGGGCTGAAGGCGGCGGCGGCGCGGGAGATTGCGCTGGCGTTCGGCGTGCCGCCGATGCTGCTGGGGCTGCCGGGCGACAATGGCTATGCCAATTACCGCGAGGCCAATCGCGCTCTCTGGCGGCTCGCGATCCTGCCGCTGGCGGAGAATATCCTGGGCGGGCTGTGCCAGGCGCTGCTGCCCTGGTTTCCCGGGGCGAGCCTGGCGATCGACGTGGATCGGGTGACGGCACTGGCCGAGGATCGCGAGCGGCTGTGGCGGCAGGTGAGCGCGGCGGATTTCCTGACGCCCGAGGAAAAGCGCGCGATGGTGGGGCTGGCATGAGCGGGGACATGGTGCTCGCGCAACTGATCGGGCAGGCCGGGGAGGAAGGCGCCGATCTGGTGACGCTGCGCGCGATCGTCGAGGAAGCGGGCGAGCTGGGGGCCAGGCGGGCGCTGGCGCGGCTGGGGCTGGAGGATGCAGGCGCGGGCAAGGACATGGCGGAACTGCGCGAGCTGCTGGGCGCGTGGCGCGACGCCAAGCGATCGGCGCTGAAGGCGGCCTTCGCGTGGGGCGGGCGGATGCTCGCGGCGTTGGTGCTGGTCGGGCTGGCGGTGAAGCTGGGCTTTCCGGGATGGCTGAAATGAGCGTGCGCTTTGCCGGCTATGCGGCGGTGTTCGACGCGGTGGATCGGGGCGGCGATGTGGTGCGGCGCGGGGCGTTCCGCGCGACGGGCCGGGTGCCGCTGCTCTGGCAGCATTCGGGCAAGCCGGTGGGCGAGATCGAGGCGCTGGCGGAGGATAGCCGCGGGCTGCGGGTGATCGGGCGGGTGGCGGATGCGACGCTTGCCGGGCTGGTCGAGGCAGGAACGGTGCGGGGGCTTTCGTTCGGATACCGGGTGCTGGCGGCGACACGGGGGAGGCACCGCGAGATCACGGCGCTCGACCTGGTGGAGGTGAGCCTGGTCGCGAGCCCGATGCAGCCGCTGGCCAGGGTGCATGCGGTGGCGCGCTGAAGCCGCCGGTGCCCGGGACGGATTGCGCTCGGCGCAGGGAAGGCGCAACGCAGACGCATGACCGACGAAATCGAAGAATATCGCCCGCCCTCGCCGTTTCTGCAGATGCTGATCGACGAGGAACCCGAACTGAGCGGCAGCGCCGAGGCAGATGCCCGGGCGGCCGAGCTGATCGCGCTGACGCGGGATGCGGATCCCGCCAATCGCGACTGGGCGCTGCTGCTCCTGGGCCAATCCGAGCTGGAGACGGACGAGGCACTGGCCGCGCTGGTGGCGGGCATGGACGATCCGGAGCATGAAGCGGCGCTGGAAGCCGTGATCGGCGTGGCGATGCGCGCGCCGGAAAAGGCGCTGCCCCGGGTGCTCGAATTGCTGGACGGAGACACGGTGGATTCGATGGCGCTGGAGGCGGCGGCCTATGTCGCCGATCCGTCGCTGCTGCCGATGCTGGAGGCGATCGGCCGCGAAGTGGTGGATGACGACGATGTCTTCACCACCGTGCTGGCCGAGGCGATCGCGGCCTGTTCGCGCGGGAGCGCACCCGAGGCGCTGTAAGCGCGACGACGCGCGGGCCCGGCCCGCCCGAGAAGTTTTGAGAATTGCATGGCCCTTCCCGGCTTTCCGGGGAGGGCCTTTTCGTTTCTGAGCGGGAGAAGGTGAATGATCGAAGTGAAGGCGGACAGTCTCGAAGCGAGCTTCGAGGCGGTGGAGAAATCGGGGCTGCCGGCGGCGCGCCCGATGCTGATGGGCGGACGCCCGATGGCGAGTGCGGCGTTCGAGACGTTCCTGCGATCGGGCGGCGGCGGCCTGGAGATGAAGGCGATCGAAGGCACTAGCGGCGGCGATGGCGGCTATGCCGTGCCGCGCGAGATCGACCAGCTGGTGGACGCGACGTTGAAAAGCATCTCGCCGATCCGCGCAATCGCCAATGTCGTTCAGGTGGGGACGAGCGGCTATCGCAAGCTGGTGACCAGCGGTGGCTTCGAAAGCGGCTGGGCATCCGAGACGGCGGAGCGCGACGAGACCGAGACGCCCGCGTTCCACGAAGTCGCGCCGCCGATGGGCGATCTCTTCGCCAATCCGGCGGCGAGCCAGGCGATGCTCGACGACGCCGCGTTCGACGTGGAGCAATGGCTGGCGGACGAGATCGCGCGCGAGTTTGCAGTGGCCGAGGGATCGGCGTTCGTGAACGGCAACGGGACGAACAAGCCCAAGGGCTTTCTTCAGGCGACCACGTCGTCGCTGGGCGATTCCTCGCGGACGTTCGGCCAACTGCAATATGTGCCGACGGGCGCGGCCGGCGCGTTTGCCGCGAACCCCGAGGAGAAACTGATCGACCTGGTCCAGACCCTGCGTTCGCCCTATCGCCAGGGTGCGAGCTGGGTGATGAATTCGGCGACGCTGGCGAAGATCCGCAAGTTCAAGACGAGCGACGGTGCGTTGCTGTGGTCGCCTTCGCTGGCAGCGGGCCAGCCCGCGACCTTGCTTGGCTATCCGGTGGTCGAGGCCGAGGACATGCCGGACATCGGGGCCAATGCGCTGTCGATCGCGTTCGGCAATTTCAAGGCGGGCTATCTGATCGCCGAGCGCGGCGAGACGCAGATCCTTCGCGACCCGTACAGCAACAAGCCGTTCGTGCACTTCTACGCGACCAAGCGCGTGGGCGGGATGGTGAGCAACTCCGAGGCGATCAAGCTGCTCAAGTTCAGCGCCACGTGACGGAGGCGGCGGCACGCTGCTGAAGTTCAGTGCGGACTGAGGCGCAGCGATCTCGATCCTCCCCCGGGGCGGGGAGGTGGCATGCGAAGTACGACGGAGGGGGAGGGCCGCGAGCGAGGGATGTGGGGCGCGCCCCCTCCACCGCCTTCGGCGGTCCCCCTCCCCGTGCCGGGGAGGATTTATGGCGGATCAATTTGCAAATGCGGCGGACCATGTGTCTGCACCGGCGACGCGTGCGGTGCACGTGACGCCGCATGACGAGGACGCGCTGGGCGATATTCCCAAGGCGCTGTTCGTCGGCACCGGAGGCGACCTGACGCTGCGTGGCGTGGGCGGCGGAGACGATGCGGTGTGGAAGAATGTGGCGAGCGGAACGATCGTGCCGCTGCGTGCGGAATATGTGCGTGCGACGGGCACGACCGCTGACGACATCCTGGCGCTGTACTGATGCTGGGGCTGGGGCTGATGGACCGGATCGGGCGACCGCCCGATCCGGCGGCGGCGGCGCTGATCGGACGGATGAGCGAAGCGCCCGGCGCGGCGCGGGCATCGCTGATCGACACGGCGGTGCGCGCGCTGAAGGCGAGCGGCGTCTGGGACAAGATGGACTGCTGCTGGGTGATGGCGGCGCACCATGCCCAGGCGGGGCTGCTCAACTGGAAGGGCGCGGGCAATATGCTGGCGGCGCTGGGCGCCATGCCCGCCTTCACTGCGGATCGCGGCTATCAGGGCGACGGCGCGACGCAATTGCTGGATACCGGCTTCGTTCCCGGGGCCGGCATGACGCTAACCAATAACCATCATCTGAGCGTGTGGTGCCTGAGCGAAGCGCGCGACAGCATCGCGCAGATCGCCACCGATACGCTCTCGATCGCCTCGCGAACCCCGATCGACACCCTAGCGACGCGGTCTGCCAGCGTGGGAGTCGATCCCGGCCCGAGCCTGGACGGGCGCGGCATGTGGCTGATCTCGCGCGCATCGGGGAGCGGCTATAGCCGGTACCATAACGGCATATTGGCCGATGCGCCGGCTGCGGCGTCGAGCGAGTTTGGCGGGGTGCACCCGGTATATATTTGCGGGCGCAATGCGGCGGGCACGCCGGCCTATAACGGCACGATGATCGCGGCGGCGACGATCGGCGCGGCGCTGAATGCGGACGAGCAGTCGGCGCTGCACCGGACGCTCCGCGCCTATCTGGCGGCGCTCGGCGCGGCCTGAACTCAATTCTGGGAGAGAGACATGGATGCTCCGCCTATTCCGGCGGCGGCGCTGGAGGCTGCGCGCGACGCAGCCAAGGCGCAGCTGCGCATCGCGGGCGATGCCGAGGATGCGCTGATCCAGGGCTATGCGGCGAGCGCACTGGCGCTATGCGAAGCCTTTACCGGCCGGGCAACGATACTGCGCGAATGGCGCGACGTGATGCCCGTGAGCCGCGCCTGGCAGGCATTGGAGGTGGCGGGGGTTTCCGCGATCACCGGGGTGGCCGGGCTTTCGGCGGATGGCGATACGATCGCGTTTTCATCCGACGCCTATGCCGTGGATGTCGATGCCGGGGGAATCGGCTGGGTGCGGACGATCGCGCCGGGCGTGGCGGGGCGGATATCGGTGACGTTCAGCGCCGGCATGGCCGAGGAATGGGCCGAGCTTCCCGCGCCGATCGCGCAAGGCGTGGTGCTGCTGATCGCGCATCTGTTTGAAGCGCGCGAGGGGGCGAGCCCGCCGGCTGCGGTGAGCGCATTGTGGCGGCCCTGGCGCAGGCTGAGGCTGGCGGGGCCGGAGCGGGCGGCATGAACGCGCGGATCGAGCGGCAAGCAGAGCGCCGCGCCGACGCGCTGGCGGGACGCGTGGCGGCGGCGGTGCGCGAGGCGGCACCGGGCCTGCGGGTTTCGGTGGAAGGCGGCGATGTGCGGATCGAGGGTCGGCGGCTTTCCGCCGACGAACGGCTGCGCTGGATCGGAGGGCTGCTGCGATGAGCGTGCAGGCGTTGTTGCAGGCGGCCGTGGCGGGCGCGCTGGCGGAGCTGCCGGTGACGGGCGTGTTCGATTGCCCGCCGGTGCGCGCTGCGCGGCCCTTTGCGGTGATCGAGGAAGCCGTGCTGGCCGATTGGGGAACCAAGGATCTTGCCGGGCGCGAGGGCCGGTTCGCAGTGCGCGTGCTCGATTCGGGCGAGCGCCCGGTGCGGCTGCGGGCATTGGCGGGCGCGGTGGAGGATGCCGTGGAGGCGATGCCGCGCATGCTGGGCGAGGGCTGGGCGGTGGCGAGCCTGATCTTCCTGCGCGCGCGGATCAGCCGCGACGGCGAGGGTTGGACTTCGGTTTCGGAATTCCGGGTGCGGATGCTGCGCACCGAGCTTTGAGGGAGACAAGGACATGGCGGCGGAAAAGGGTAGCGCGTTCCTGTTGAAGGTCGGCAACGGGGCATCGCCGGTGGTCTATGCGACCGTGGCGGGGCTCAGGACCACGCAGCTGAGCGTGAACGGTGAAGCGGTGACGATCACGTCGAAGGACAGCGGCGGGTGGCGCGAACTGCTGTCCGGCGCAGGGGTGCGTTCGGTGAGCGTGACCGGTGCGGGGGTGTTCACCGGATCGGCGGCGGAGGCGCGGTTGAAGGCGAATGCGCTGTCGGGCGTGCTCGACGATTACCGGCTGAGCTTCGAAAGCGGCGAGACGATGACGGGCAAGTTCCTGGTCACGCGGCTGGATTATGCCGGGGATTTCAACGGCGAGCGTTCGTACACGCTGAGCCTGGAAAGCTCGGGCGCGGTGGTGAGCGCATGAGCGCGGCATCATCCGGCAATCCTGCGCGGGGCGAGGCGGAGCTGCGCGTGGGCGGCGAGACGCTGGTGCTGCGTCCCAGCTTTCAGGCGCTGGTGGCGGCGGAGCAGGAAGTGGGCCCGCTGTTCGCGATGATCGAGCGCGCGGCGGACGGGCGGCTGACGCTTTCCGAGATGGTGGCGTTGTTCTGGCATTGCCTGCGCGACAGGCCCGAGGGGCTGACCCGCGCGGCCTTTGCCGATGTGGTGGCGACGCGCGGGCTGGCGGCGAACACGCCGGCGCTGAAGCTGCTGATCGGCCAGATATTGGCGGGGCGGTGACCTTTTCGGAATGTGCCGCGCGGCTGGCGGGCGCGGCGGGGCTGGCGTTCGGCTGGCGCCCAGAGGAGTTCTGGCAGGCGACGCCGGGGGAGCTGGGCGCGCTGGTGAGCGCGCTGGGCGGCGAAGCGGCCGAGCCGGTGAATGGCGCGCTGCTGGCGCGGCTCAAGGAGCAATTTCCCGATGGATGAAGAAATCGAGCGGCTGATCGTGTCGGTGCGCGCCGACACGGCCGGCTTTGCGCGCGACGTGGCGGAGATGCGCGGCACGCTGGAGGGGCCGATGGAAGCGGGCGCGCACCGCGCCGGGCGGGCGATCGAAGGCGCGCTGCTGCGGGCGGTGCGCACCGGCAAATTGGGCTTTGACGATCTGGCCAAGGTGGCGCTGAGCGTGATGGACGAGATCGCCCGGGCATCGATGCGTGGCGGCATCGCGGCGATGACCGGGCAGGCGGGCGGGCTGGGCGGCGTGCTGGCGGGGCTGATCGGCGGACTTGCGGGTGCCCCGGGGCGGGCGACCGGCGGCCCGGTGAGCCCGATGCGACCCTATTGGGTGGGCGAGCGTGGGCCCGAATTGTTCGTGCCAGCGAGCGCGGGACAGGTGGTGCCGCCCGCGAGCGGCGGCGCGCGCGAGGTGCGCGTGGCGATCACCGTGAATGCGCGGGGACAGGATGCCCCGCATGCGCTGGCGCAATCGAGCCGACAGGTGGCTCGGGCGGTGAAGGCGGCGCTGGCGGGCGTGGAGTGATGCTCGGCGGGGAGGGGGGACTCGGTGAAACATCCCCTCCCCTTGCCCCTCCCCTGAAGGGGAGGAGAATGTTCAGGAGGGGTTATGGGCTGGTGGCTGGCTTCCGAGCGGAAGGGGCAGATCGAGGGCGTGCTGTCGCGTTTCGATCCTGCATATTGGACGGTGGATTTTCCGCGGCCGATGATGGCGTCGGTCACCACTACCGCGCCGGATGCGCTGCGGGTGGATGCGGTCTTCTATCGCGCCGACCAGATGGGCGGGCTGATCTGGGAAGCGGAGGACCGGCACGATCATCCGCTGCTGCGATACGAGACGAGCAGGGATTTTCGCGGGTGCAGCCTGCGCTTCCGCTGGCGGTCTTCGGGGCTGCGCGGGCTGGATGCGGTCAACGGCCCGGTGCTGACGATCGAGGGCCGCGGGCCCGCCGGGGAGGCGCGCGCCTGGTATGTGCGGCTGTGGAATTATGCGACGGGCACGCCCGGGGATGCGCTGGTCTCGATCGACTTTGCCAGCGTCGCAGGCGGGTTTCTGCTGCCCGGCGAGGCGGATCCGGTCTGGGCCGGGGATGTCGACCGGATGTTCGTATCGCTGGTGCCCGATGGCTATACCGGCGAGGATGAAGCGATCGGGCCGGTGGAGGGCTGGGCCGAGCTTTCGGAAATCGCGTGCGAAGGGCCGGGGAGCGTGCTCGCGATCGGCGACGTGGTGGTGCCCGAGCACGGGCTGGCAATCGCGAACGGATATGACGATTGCTACCACCTGACGCCCGCGCGCGTGCTGCGGAACATCGCGCAACTGGGGTATCGCGGGAGCATCCTCCATTATGTGGGGATGAGCCATTATTTCCGGTTGAGCGGCGGGTTTGTCGCGATCGGGGACAGCGCGCTCAACACTGCGTGCGCGGCCTGGCATGCGGACTTTGCGGCCAGGGCCAAGGCGCTGGGATATGGCGTGATCTGGTCGCTGAGCTATGAGTTGCTCGACCAGCATAGTTGGGGCGACTGGAAGCAGCGCGCGGCGGACGGATCGCCGGCGCTGACGGGATGGGAGCCGCCCTCGACTTTGCTCTCTCCCGCGCATTCGGGAGCGATGGCCTATCTGCAGGCGGTGGCGCTGGCGTTTTGCGGAATCGCGGCGGAGGCGGGGCTGGCGGTTCGGTTCCAGATCGGCGAGCCCTGGTGGTGGACTTTGCCCGATGGGAGCCTGTGCGTCCACGACGCCTCGGTCGGCGAGGGCGATCCGGGGGCGTGGCTGGCGGATTCGACGCTCGATCTGCGCGATGCCGTCAAAGCCGCACATCCCGGGGCCGAGGTGATGCTGCTCGTCTATCTGCCGACCGTCGAGCGCAATCCGGAGGTGAACATGCCGGAGGGCTGGGCAAGCCCGGCCTTCGATGTGCTGCAGCTCGAGGATTATGACTGGGCGGCGGCGGGGAACGAAGCGGCGAGCGCGCGCGGGCTGGCGCTGGCCGAGGCGCGGTTGGGCTATGCGGTGGCCGAGCAGCATTATCTGAGCGGCTTTGTGCTCGCGCCCGAGGATCGCGATCAGTGGCGGCACATCGACGCGGCAGCAGAGCGCGCGCGGAGGCGGGGCGTGGGGCAGACCTTTATCTGGGCGCTGCCGCAGGTGCTGCGCGACGGCTTTGTGCATTTCGAGAACAAGGAGAATGCAGTGGACGCCTTTGACGACGTGCTGTTTCCGATCGCGCTGGGCCGCGACGCGGAGGTGGCGCCGGAGACGCGGACCGCCATCGTGACGAGCGCGGGCGGCGCGGAAACGCGCAACGTGGAATGGGCCGAGGCGCGCACGCATTATGACGTGGGGCCGGGTGTGCGCAGCGAGGCGGACATCGCGGAACTGCTGGGATTCTTTCGCGCAAGGATGGGCCCCGCGCGCGGCTTTCGCCTGCGCGATCCGTTCGATTGGGAAGGCGAGGGTGAGCTGATCGGGGTGGGCGACGGCGTGACGACCACGTTCCCGCTGGTGCGGAACTATGGCGGCGCGACGCGGCGGATCACGCGGCCGGTGAGTGGCACAGTTCGCGTATCTGTGGATGGCGAGGAGACCGAGGATTTCGTGCTGGGCGAAGCCGGTATGGTGACGCTTGATGAGCCGCCCGCGGAAGGATCCGAGGTGCGTGCGAGCTTCGTGTTCGACGTGCCGGTGCGCTTTGCCGAGGACCGGCTGACGGTGAGCCGCGCGACTTTTCTGGCGGGGGCTGCGGCTAGCGTGCCGCTGGTGGAGATACGCGAATGAGCTGGCTCGACGGCGAAGTCACGACCGTGGCCCTGTGCTGGCGGATCGAGCGGCGGGATGGCGTGACAATCGGGCTGACCGCGCATGACCGCGACCTGGTGATCGAGGGGCTGGTGTATCGCGCGGCGCCCGGAATGACGCCCAGCGCAATCACGCGCAGCGCCGCGCTCGACGCCGACAGCATGGACGTGACAGGCGCGTTGAGCAGCGCCGCGATCAGCGAGGCGGACCTGCTGGCGGGGCGCTGGGACGGCGCGCGGGTGGAGGTGTTCGCCACGGACTGGACAATGCCGACCGCGCGCGTGGCGCTGGGCGAGGGCGTGATCGGGGCGGTGGAAACCGCCGAGGGCATGCTGACTGCCGAGCTGAAGGGTGTGGCGGCGGCGCTGGAAGGCGCAGTGGTGGAGGAGACGTCCCCCGAATGTCGCGCCGAGCTGGGCGACAAGAGATGCCGGGTCGCGATGGCGGGACGGCGGCGCTTCGCCGTGGTGACCGCTATCGAGGGCGCGGCGCTGACGCTGGATAGCGAGGAGTCTTCTGCCAATTGCTATGGCGGGGGGCGGTTGCGCTGGTTCGGTGGCGCGAATGCGGGACTGGAGGATGCAATCGCCCATTCGGAGGGCGCGACGGTGACGCTGCGGCGGCCGCCGCGTTTCGAAAGCATGGGTCGGGTCGAGCTGATCGAGGGGTGCGACAAGAGCCTGGCAACGTGCATGGGGCGCTTCGGCAATGTCCTGAACTTTCGCGGCGAGCCCTATCTGCCGGGCACCGATCTGCTGACGCGCTATCCGGGAGGATGATCGTCGAACGCGCGCGTGCCGCGATCGGCGCGCGCTTCCGGCTACACGGGCGCGATCCGGCGACGGGGCTGGATTGTGTGGGGCTGGCCGCATGGGCGTTCGAAGCGGAAGCGCCGCGCGATTATGCGCTGCGCAGCGGCGATGTGGAGCGGGTACGGGCAGTCGCTGACGCGCTCGGGCTGGTGCCGGTGGACGCGCGACACGCGGGGGACCTGCTGCTGCTGCGCATGGGGCCGGGGCAGCTCCATCTGGCAATCGATAGCGGGACCGGCGTGATCCACGCCGATGCGATGCTCCGCCGCGTGGTCGAGCGACCCGGGGCGATACCGGGCGCGGTGATCGCGCGCTGGAGAAAGGGGAAGCAGCATGGCGACGTTGGTGCTTACGGTCGCGGGCGGGCTGATCGGCGGGCCGGTGGGCGCGGCGATCGGATCGGCGGCCGGCAATGTGATCGACCGCGAAGTGCTGTTCAAACCCAAGGGGCGAGAAGGGCCGCGGCTGAGCGAACTCAAATTGCAGACCAGCGCCTATGGCACGCAGATCCCGAAACTGTTTGGAACGATGCGCGTCGCGGGATCGGTGATCTGGGCGACCGACCTGATCGAGCATCGCAGCACGTCCGGCGGGGGCAAGGGTCGGGCGAGCACGACAAGCTATTCGTACACGGCGAGCTTTGCAGTGGCGCTTTCGATGCGGCCGATCCTGGGCATCGGGCGAATCTGGGCCGACGGCAAATTGCTGCGCGGGGCGGCCGGTGACTGGAAGGCGCGAACGGGCTTCCGCGTGCATCCGGGGAGCGAGGAGCAGACGCCCGATCCGTTGATTGCCGCGGCTGAGGGGGCGGGCGCGGCACCCGCGCATCGCGGCATCGCCTATGCCGTGTTCGAAGACCTGGAGCTGGGTGATTTCGGCAACCGGATTCCGTCGCTGACCTTCGAAGTCACCGCCGATGCCGGGCCGGTGGAGGCGGGTGCGATCCTGCGCGAGATCGGGATCGGATGCAGCGAGGCGACGGCGGCGCTCGATGGCTTTTCGGCGCATGGGGCCAGCGTGCGCGCGGTGGCCGAGACGCTGGCCGGGGCGAGCGGCGGATGGTTTCTGAGCGATGGCGGGCCCACGCTGATCGGAGGGCCGGGAGCCGCGGTGGCGCTGGAGGACAAAGGAACGCGCGCGCACGCGCGCGAGGGCGCCGGCGCGAAACGGGCGATTGCCGCAGCCGATTCGGCGCCGCGCACGCTGACGCTGACCTATTATGATCCGGCGCGCGATTATCAGGCGGGGATACAGCGCGCGGCGCGGCCCGGCGCGGGAAACCGCGAGGCGCGGCTGGAGCTGCCCGCTGCGATCGGCGCGAACGCGGCAAAGGGCATCGCCGAAGCCGCGCTGGCGCGCTTCGACAGCGAGCGCGAGCGGCGCGGCGTGGCGCTCGGCTGGGACCGGCTGGGCATCCGGCCCGGAGAACGCGTGACCATCGCAGGCGCACCGGGATTGTGGCGGGTCGATCGCTGGTCGCTGGAGGGCATGGTGGTGACGCTCGATTGCGTCGCCGTGTCACCCGGCGCACGCCCGGTGGCAGCCAGCGCCGGGCGGGTGCTGGCTGCCACCGACATCGCGATCGGGAGCACAAGACTTCACGCGTTCGAATTGCCGATGCTCGACGAGCCGCTTTCCAGCGTGTCCCGGCTGGCGATCGCTGCGGCGGGCAGTGCGCCCGGCTGGCGGAGCGCGGCGCTGCTGACCAGCCTGGACGGCGGAGCGCGCTGGGCGGAGGCAGGAGGCACTGCTGCGCCGGCAGTGCTGGGAACCATCCTGGTGCCGCCGGGGGATGGACCTGCGGGAATCGAAGATCTGCAGGCGAGCATCGTGATCGAGCTGGCGCATGATGCGATGGTGCTGGAGGACGCAAGCTTCGCGGCGCTCGACGCGGGTGCAAATCTGGCGATCGCGGGGGATGAGCTGATCCAGTTCGGGCGAGCCGAATCGCTCGGGGACGGAATCTGGCGGCTGACCCGGTTATGGCGCGGGCGGCGCGGAAGCGAGGGGGCGATCGGCACGCAGGCGGGGGGCGATCGATTCGTGCTGATCGACGCCGACACGCTGGCGGTGCGCGACCTGCCGCTTTCCGCGATCGGCGCCTCTGCCCTGGTGCTGGCCCAGGGCGCGGGCGACGGCAGCGAGTCAGCAGTTGCGGATGCGCTGATCACAGGTGTGGCTTTGGTGCCACCCTCGCCGGTTCACTTCGCAGCTGCGGAAACGGGCGAGGGGGAGACGCAACTGACCTGGGTGCGGCGCAGCAGAAGCGGCTGGCGCTGGATCGACGGAATGGACGCGCCGATGGGCGAGGAAGCTGAACGCTATCAACTCCGCATCGCCCCCGAGGAGGGGCCGGAGAGGTTCGAGGAAGTGACGGAGGCGAGCTTCCTGCTCTCCCCGGCGGACCGTGCCGCAGCGGTCACGATCACGCTGCGCCAGATCGGGAGCCATGGTCTGTCGCCACCTGCGACTCTGACACTTTCAGCGATTGGAGAAGTTTGATGACCGATTCTCTCACGCCCCGACTGGCCCTGCCGATGCTTTGGGCGGGTCAGGCGCAAAAGGAGATGTCTCATAATGAGGCGCTGGCGCGGATCGACCTGACACTTCACGGAAACATTATCGCGACGGGCGCCGCAACGCCGCCCGAAGATCCGGAACCGGGCCAATGCTGGTTGCTCGGCGATGCCCCCGATGGGGACTGGGCGGGGCATGCGGGTGAAGTGGCGGGATGGACGGGCGGGGGATGGCGCTTTGTGGCCCCATGTGAGGGAATGCAGCTATGGCTGGGCCTAGATACTGGATTCGCACTGTTTTCCGGTGGCGAATGGCGGATCGGGGAGGCGCATGGACGGCTGTTCGTGGAAGGCCGGCAGATCATCGGGCCGCGCGCGGATGCAATCGCGGAACCTAGCGGCGGCGCGGTGGTTGATGCCGAAGCACGCGCCGCGATCCTGGCGATGCTGGATGTAATGCGCGGACATGGACTGGTCGATCCTGGCTGA